CCAGCAAGTGAAACAATTAGACCAGAGTTTGTAGGTAAGATGGTCATTGAATCTATGTGGTCCGTGAGCCAGTGGGCGGGAGACTTTAACCCTTTTCACATACACGAAGGTCAATTGTCTGGTGTATGTTATTTACGAGTACCAAAAAGTTTACCAGAAGAGTATGCAAAAGAAGATCACTATCCAACAGTAGGTGATATATGTTGGTTTAATGGTCAAGCTGCTACGTTCAGTGGACATAAACATCAAGAGTCACCAAAGGTCGGTGATATATTTTTGTTTCCAAACTGGTTAGCGCACGGCGTATATCCATTTAGAACAAAAAATGAAGAGCGAAGATCGGTATCTTTTAACTTACACTTAATTAAAAAAGACGAGCCACAACCATTAGATAACTAATGCAACCTGAGTTTATTTTTCCTGCTCACGTCTTTGGTCAAGATTATCTTGGGCTAAATCAAGATTATTTAAATCAATTAATATCATCAATCGAATTAATTAGAAGAGGGGACATCAACGGTAAAGAGTTATCAAATTATGAGTTTGGTTGGCAATCAGATAATCTTCCACAATCAGGGCCTTTTGAAAAAATTACACAAGAAATAGTTAAAAAAGCTTTTATTTTTTGTAAAAACATAAAAGGTTTTAATTTTAGTAAAGTAACTATAGGTAATTTATGGGCTAATATTAATTACAAAGGAGACATTAATTGGCCTCACAAACACAGCGGAGACATCTCAGGCGTTTACTATTTGGAAACACCTAATAATTGTGGTTTTTTATCATTAAATTATTACAATTATAATCTTAACACTAAAATATCAGAATTTTTTGATGGTAAGGGAAGCATAAAAATTTTACCAAAAAAAGATAAGATAATTTTTTTTGATTCTAACTGTATGCATTACGTTACAAAAAACAATTCAAGTAAAATAAGAATAAGCATTAGCTTTAATATAAATATTAATGATTGAAATTTCTAAATTTACAATTTTTAAAGATGATGTTTTTAGTTTTGATTTACCAAATTTTAATCAGTGGCAAAAACAAATAAAAGATATCGTTTTAGTCGAAGATAATGAAGCAATACATAATCTTTCTTCAAAACCTAAAGAACAATGTAACGTTATTGCTCAAAGAACTGCATGGAATTCTCACCAAAGATATCCTGCTTTACGACTTTTGTGTGATCAAATGAAAAAATATTTAGAATTATTTGTTAAAAATGAAAACTATGACATTCCCGTATTAAGAACTTTTGAGTGTTGGATAAATTGGTACAGTAAAGGAGATTATTCTCAACCACATATTCACGGATCAAGTTTGTCCGTTGTTATTTTTATTGACGTTGAAGATACAGATGCAAAATTTCTTTTTCATTCTAATAGAAATATGGTGTTAGTAAAAAAACACGAGAAAAAAATTAATTTTTCAAATTTGAAAGAGATTAATGTGAAAGACGGAACTGTTCTTTTTTTTGATGGATCATTACTACACTCAGTAACCCCAAATAATTTAGATAAAAAAAGAATTACCGTAGCAATTAACTATGAGGTTTCATATGATAAAAACAGAAAATGAATATTGATAAGGTACCAATGGTCCGTGTGACGTGGTTAGATGCTCGTGATACAGAAACAGGTTGGCTTGATATAAAAGACGTTATTAATGCTCCGTTGGCCGTATGCCAAGAAGTAGGGTGGATGATACATAATGGTAAGGAAAAAATAATTATTATGCGTTCTTACAGTAAAGACAAAGATGAAGTGTCGGGCGGTGGCGCTATAGCCATACCAAAAGGGTGGTTAAAAAAAATAGAATATTTAACAGTAAGTTATGCAGAAAATTAAAAAAGCTTATAAAGATAAAAGTTATGTGTTGTTAAAAAATGCAATTAATTTAAAATCTTTTGGATTAGATTTTGATTTTAATAGCTTATTTGAATTTTATAACACTTATCCTGTTCCTGATTATCTACAAAAAAATCACAGTAATCTTCATCTTTTTCAAATTATTAATATTGTTAATAAAGATACAAGTAATTTTTTTAATGCTTATCTTACTCACATAAAAAATTTAATGAAAAATACATTTAAATATAAAGTAGGTAATTTAGATTTTTTCTTTTCTACAAAAGGAGAAGTTGGTAGTAGTCATGTTGATTCGGAGCACGTTCTTATTTTAGGTATTTATAATAATACATATTATCACATAAATGGTAGAGATATTAAAGTGTGTCCAGGTGATCTTTTATATGTTTGTATAGGCAATCTTCATCATGCTTTTTCTTCTACAGAAAGAATAGTTTTATCCTTGTCATTATGGGAAACAAATGACTAAAATTTTTATTGGTACGCCTTGTTATGGCAATATGCTTACAGCAGATTATTTTAAAAGTTGTTTACAACTTACAGCTTTAGCAGCTACTAAAAAAGTAGAATTACAATTTGGCACGATCGGTAATGAGTCTTTGGTGACAAGAGCTCGTAATACATTGGTGCAGTTATTTATGGATAATGAAGATTACACTCATCTTTTATTTATTGATGCTGATATAGCTTTTAATCCTGAGTCTGTCTTTCGTATGTTAGATTTGGATGAAGATGTGGTAACGGGAGTATATCCACGAAAGGTAATTGATTGGACAAAAGCAATTAGAAGAGTGAAGGAAAATCCAAACATTAAAGAAGATGAGTTACATGCAGCATCTTTACAATATAATTTAAACGTTAAAGACCCAAAAAAAGTAATAGTAAAAAAAGGATTTATAGAAGTATTAGATGGAGCCACAGGATTTATGTTAATTAAAAGAAATGTTTTTAAAAAAATGGCATTAGCATATCCTCATCTTAGATTTAAATCTGATCAACATTTAGGAGATCCCCATGACAAAACCTTTGGATATCACGACACATCTGATTGGAACTATGCTTTTTTTGACACAATGATAGAGCCTGATACTAAAAGATATTTGTCAGAAGACTACGCTTTTTGTCGTTTATGGCAAAAAATAGGTGGTAAAATATATGCTGATATTGTTAGCGGTATGACACATATGGGTAATTACTCATTCAAAGGCAACGTAGCCACTCAATTCTTGCCACAAAACAATAAATAATTTAGTATACTCCAACATGAAATTAGTTGATTTAAAGTTCCAGCCAGGCATTGACAAACAAGATACCGCTTACTCAGCAGGAGATCAACGTAAGTATGTTGACTCAAATCTTGTACGTTTTCACTACGGAAAGCCAGAAAGATGGAAAGGTTGGGCTTATTTACCAGATCCAAATAAAACTGTCGTGGGCGTGGTCCGTGATACGCATAGCTGGATTGGTCTAGATGGAACCAGATACCTTGCTTTAGGCACCGATAGAAAATTATATTTATTCTCTGGTAGTAAGATTTATGACATTACACCTATTAGAGAAACAGCAGCTTTAACAAATCCTTTTACAACAAATGGTACAACAACAGTAACTGTTACTGATGCAGACCACGGCGCTATTGAGGGAGACTTTGTTACTTTTGATTCTTTCTCTGCAATAGATGGTTTGGATATGAACAACGAGTTTGAAATTACAACACGTGTGGATGCTAATACTTATAAAGTAACACATACAAGCGCAGCCTCTGGTTCTACATCAGGTGGAGGTGGATCGGGTAATGCTAACTATCAAATTAATATCGGTGAAACTTCTTCAACCTATGGTTATGGATGGGGCACAGATACATGGAGTGCGGGTAAATGGAATGAACCAAGCACTTCTTCAGATGTAACTGTCTTTGCTCGTAGTTGGTCTTTAGACAATTTTGGTGAAGATTTAATTGCTACTGTTTTAAACGCTAGCACATATATAAAAGATCTTTCTGGTGCAATAGATGCGAGAGCAACAGCTCTATCTAATGCTCCTACTGCATCAAGGTTTAGTTTAGTATCAACGGATACAAGACACTTGATGATTTTTGGTACAGAAACAACAATAGGTAACACAGCAACGCAAGATGATTTATTATTTAGATTTTCTGATAGAGAAGATGCTACAGATTATACACCAGTTGCAACAAATGAGGCTGGTTCACTGCGTATATCAGATGGTTCTAGAATAGTAGGTGCAGTTAAATCATCAGGACAAATATTAGTTTGGACAGATACATCGCTTCATGGTGTTCAGTTTGTTGGCACACCTTTTACTTTTGGTCTTAGACAACTTGGTGCTAACTGTGGATTAATAGCACAGCATGCTGCTATTGAGGTAAATGGTAGAGCATATTGGATGTCTGATAATTCTTTTTACATGTATGATGGTGTTGTCAAAAAAATGCCATGCTCCGTACAGGATTATATATTTGATGATTTAAGTTACACAAACAGAAATGACATAGCGTGTGGTATCAACACAGCTTTTAATGAAATTATTTGGTATTACCCTTCAGCAAGCGCTACAGCAATAGACAGAGGCGTTGCTTACAATTATTTAGAAGGAACGTGGTACACTGTTAATCTTGGAAGAACAACTTGGCTCGGTGCTTATGTATATGAAAATCCTATAGCAACAGAATATGATGCTTCCATAACAGCAAATGTATCCACTATACTAGGTTTGACGGCAGGTGCTTCTTATCTTTATGAACATGAATCGGGAAATAATCAAGCAGACGGTACAGCTTTACCTGCTTTTTTAACAACTGGATCTGTTGAGATTGCTGATGGTGATGAGCTTATGTCAGTTAGTAGATTAGTTCCAGACTTTGATAACTTGGCTAATACAATGACAGCTACTTTAACATTAGAACAGTATCCACAATCTGCATCTAACGTAACTACAACAGGGAGTATTACTAGCACCACAGAAAAAATTGATGTAAGAGGTAGGGGTAGAGCGGTTAAAATTAAATATGAAACTAACACAGTTGATGACACAGCTTGGAGACTTGGATCTACTAAGTTACAACTTAGACCAGACGGAAGAAGATAATGGCAAAGATAACAATTACACGATTACCAAACGCAACAGAAGAGTATAGTCCCAATCAGTTTGATCAAATGGTTTCATTACTAGATCAAATTATTCTTTTACTTAACACAAACTATCAACAAGATTTAAAAGAAGAATCACAGTCGGAGGCTTTTTTCCTTGGCTAATGTATTTAAAAGCGCAATGGTGGATATCACCACAACAAATTTAACAACTATTATAACAGTTCCTACGGCTGATGCTGGTGCAACACCACCCATTCCGCCTACTACGGATATAGTAAAATCTCTTTTAATTTGTAATGACTCTGGTTCAACAACTTTAGTTGATGTTGAAGTTGTCCGAGGAGCTGCAACCTTTGAAGTATTCAAAGCGAAGAGTATTGCTACAAACGCAACAACAGAATTATTGACTCAACCTTTAGTTTTGCAAGAAAGTGATGTTCTAAAAGTTCAAGCTAATGCTGCCAATCAGGTGCACATTATAGCCAGTTTTATGGAGGTCACGAAAGGACAACTCTGATTAACTTACATTCTCTATTTATTACTCCCATATTTTCATTACAACTTAAAGGCCACGAACATCTTATTGATAACATATATCAACTACGAGAAAAAGATGAGATGGGTATGCCTCGTTCAAACATAGGTGGTTGGCATAGTCACGATGAAATATATAGTATTAAAAAATTTAGACCTTTAGTTGGTGACATTCTTAAATATGCTAAAGATTGTTTTAATCACATGGATGTACAGGATGATTACAATCCCGAGATGACGGGTATGTGGAGTATGATAAATCCACCTGGATCGCGAAATAATGTGCACACACATCCATATAATTATTTATCTGGTGTTTTTTATCTTAAAGCTCCTAAAAAGTCTGGAAATATTGTGTTTCTAGAGCCTAAACCACAGTCAGAGGTACTATCACCCCCAAAAACAGAAAAAGCTTCTATACACCTCGCTCACAGCGTACAATGGGAACCTATTGAAAATTCCTTGATTTTTTTCCCATCATGGTTACAACATGAAGTACAAACAAATAGTTCTAATGATGATAGAGTTATTATTAGTTTTAACATAAATTGGAGAAAAGACGATGCCGATAGTTGAACCTGCTGAATTACTAGGACATATCAAAACAGAAGATGGAAGAAAAATTCCACATTATAAGGTAAAGACTGAAACAACACTTACACATGTAGATACTGGTGTTGAGTATAGCTCAGAAGCTGAGGCTCAAGCTGATATTGATAACCCAGGAACATCTACAACTGCCGAAAAGATTAGAAGAGACGTAAAGGTATTTGCTCCGTCTTTAGCAGATATGTTGGGTGTGACTCCTGAGTAAAATATTTATAGAAGAAGATTTTTTTCCCTTAAATATCTATAACGAAATAATTCAACAGATGATATCTGTTGATTATGCTCCGCCTTCTTCAGAAAAAATTGATGAAAATAAAGGTTCTTATTGGCATACTCATAAACTGCCAAACAACTGTGATGTGCAAAATCAAATAAAAAATTTAATTGATAAAAAATTTAAATTTAATATTTTAAATTTTTCACAAACTTTATATACTATGGTCGGTGCAAACGATTTTCCAAGACCTCATATAGATAAAAGTGAACAGGTAAAATATCAATGTTTAATTTTTATGCATGGAGAAGAATCAACAAACAACGGCACAGGTTTTTATCACATCAATAAATTAAAAAATGAACTTGAATTAAGTATTCATGTAGGTTTTAAATGTAACAGAGCTATTTTTTTCTCATCAGATGTTTATCATGCCCCTTTACAATGGGCTGGTAATGGTTCTTTTAGATACTCAATTTGTAATTTTTTTACCTAAGCACTACAAGCTTCACATTCTAAATCAGAATCTAAACCTGTTACCATAACAGTCGCATCGGAGTTATGTGGTTTACCTTGAATTGTATGTATATGAGGCACATTTCTGTGTTCTAATATTTCTTTTTGTAGTTTTTCGTTTTCTCTTTCCACTGCTAATAAACGTTCGTGGTAACGACTCACCTTATCAGCAAGGGTAGCTATAGCCTTCAATACTTCTTGATTTTCCATAATATCTCCTTGATTTATAATTTTTGGGTGAGATCTAATTTAAACATGTGTACAAAATATATCAAGCAATCTTTTTTAAATTGTTTTCTTGACACGTGATTCATGCTATGAAAGGGACAGAAAAAAGAATGAAAGCACAAACAAACGTATTTGGAAGAGTCGTTAAAAGATATGATATGCCTTTACAGGCTATTGATGATTTAAACAATAAGTATGAAGCTCATAGAAAAGAATTAAAATCTTTTGGTCCAAGATTAGCGGGTAGGTTAGACTCTGAAAAAGAATTCACTCATCATATTGGACAGACAATTATATCTAAACATATAGTAGACTGCATGAACGATTACATTGAAACATTAGACAAAATAAATTTATTTACTGGAACTAAACAATTAGAAATTTTAAGTTGTTGGATTAACGATATGAAAGAAGGAGAATACAATCCTCCTCACACTCATCATGATAATACTGGTTGGTCTAGCGTAATGTTTTTAAAAGTACCAGAATTTATTAATGATGTTAAAGACCCACATAAATTCAAGGATGGACAATTAGGTTTTACAGATGTTGACGGCACTCATACTACATGGATGGAACCTGAAGTAGGTCATTTTTATATTTTTGAAGCTAGACATCAACATTGTGTTATGCCATTTAAAACTAAAATAAAAGGAGAGATTAGAAGATCTATGTCTTTTAATTTTATACAAAAAATTGTTTGAAAAGAAAATTACTTTTTGCGCTACAGATCAAGCTATGCTTAATGTATGGCCTCACCCAAAACCTGCCTCACGATTTATACCTGATGAGTATAAACAATTAGAAAGATTTGTAGATAATAATTATCATAGAAGCACGGTTAAAACATGTATTCCTTTTTTAGATTCTTTAACAATGGGCTACATAATACCCTTTGATCAAGATTATTTAATAGATCCTGTTGAAAATGATTTTAGTGTTATGCCTGCTAATCGTGAAGGATCTGATTTTGGTTTTCATAATCAATCGCAGTTGCCTAAAAAATGGCATAAAATAACAGGTGAAAACGCAGGTAAATTTCACAATAAATGGTTAATTAAAACACCTCCTGGTTATAGTTGTTTATTTATTAAACCTATGAACAGACTTGAATCAAGATTTGAAATTATAGCAGGTGTAGTGGACACAGATGTTTATATTAATCTTATTAATTTTCCTTTTATTTTACACAAAAGAGATGAACAATTTCTTATTAAAAAAGGGGAACCTATGGTTCAAGTAATACCATTTAAAAGAGAATCTTGGAAATCGTGGTCTGGTTTTTACATGGAAAAACTTCATAATAAAACAAGTAATTTACTTTCAAGTAAATTTATAGACAGATATAAACAAATGTTTTGGAAGAAAAAAAAATATAAATGAAAAAAATAAGTGATTATATAAATTGTTTTGAAAATATTTTAGATTTGTCTATTTGTGATCAAATAATTAAAGATTCAGAAAAAGAAACATTTGAAAGCGCAACAACATTAGGAGATGTGAATAAAAATAATATTAGAAAATGTTATAAAAAATTTTTAAATAAAAAATATGATACAATAATTTTTGAATGTGTAGGAAAAGTTTTAAAAAAATACGTTAAAAAACATTCTAGTTTTAATACAGGTGCCTCTACAGAAGATACTGGATATGAACACCTTTTATACAAAGGAAATCAAAAAGGTGAATACAAATTTCATGTAGACCACAGTGATTTAACTCCCAGAGTATTAAGTATTTCTTTTATTCTTAATGATAACTATGAAGGCGGTAATTTTTGTTTTTTTAAAAAAAATTCTTTTGTTATTAAAAATAAAAAAGGATCAGCTATTGTTTTTCCAAGTAATTTTTGTTTTCCTCATGCTATAACTCCTGTTTTAAATGGTGATAGGCATTCAATAGTAACGTGGATTTATTGAGAATTAAGAATAATTGGAATCGTAATCTACCCAAGTTTTACCTTCGGTAAGAGTTGTGTTATTTGTTTCATCAGCAGCTATGGCTGTAGCAAGATCAGTTTTTGCTTGTTCTATTTGACCTTTCCTTGTTTCTGCCCAAGTGAGTAAATTAGCTACAGTTGTGGTTCCAACAGCATCACTTGTAGCGGATAAATTTGTATTGTTAGTCATCATTCCAGTAGAAGCGTCTTTATTTTGAATTTCATTTGGACCAATTAAATTATTCCAAATAACTGCATGAACGGTATTTGGACACCAAGCATCTACCCAATTTTTACCTTTATCAGCCCAAGAAATATTATAAGAATTATCAACTAAAATAGTATCTCCGTTTAATATTACAATTTGTGTTGCCATTAATATCTCCTAATGTTTTATAATATAGTTAACCACCACAAAAGGTGAAAATGAATTTGTTCCTGCTGCTGTTACAGAGCCAGTTAAACTTGTTGTAATATTACCTGTTAAAGTACCAGATAAAGTATGAGAATGGTTGTGACCTGTGCCTGATCCTGAATTAGCCGCACTTGCATCTTGTACTTGAGTTTGGTTACTATCGTTGGAAAGATCATGTATATATTTAGCACCAGGACCTGCAAAACCAAAGTTTCCAAGTTTAGTACCTGTTATCGTGTGATTGTGAGATGCTAATTGTGCAGTTGTTAATGATGTATTAGAAATACTTCCTGTTACAGTTACAGCTTGGTTTGTAGCATTTGTTGCAGCTTGGTTATTAGTTACCGCCACTGTTACTGTATTTGCACCACCTGTACCAGCTAAGTTATAAGTGTTACCATCATAACCTTGTGGCATTTTACCTTGTAATTGAGGAACATTAAAAGTTGTTGATCCATCACCAGAACCGTAAGTTGTAGAAACTACAGCAAATAATTCTGCATATGTTGATCTTGATACGGCTGAACCGTCACATAATAAGTAACCTGCTGGAGCTGTTGTTTTAGTCCAAGGCTTGATTGCGCCTACTTCACTTCTGTTTACTATATCTTGTAAGTTAGCCATTAGTCGTTATATTTCAACCTCCATCCATTGTCACTGTTTACATAAACAAGCGCAATGCCCGCACTGTTAGTGCTTATTGTTAAATCTGCAGCAGCTCCTTGTATCTTCTGTGAGTTACGACCTACTGTACAATTGTTTGTACCAAAAGTTCCTTCTGCGTCAATAATTTTTACTTGATTACCGATTGAAGGAGAAGAAGGTAAAGTTATTGTCACTGCACCGCCAGATGTATCAACAAAAAGATTGTCACCATCTGATGCTGTGTAATTACCAGTTTTAATTTGCCAAGCTTCACCTAAACCAGCTAATGAAAAAATATCATACCAGTTAGTTCCGTCAGTAGCTAATAGTCTATATTTACCATTTACAACAGTTACAGTATTTCCTGAAGCTCCTAGTCTTGCAGATATATCCGCACCGCCAGAAATGTTATTATAAATACCGTAAGTTTTTTGTGTAGCTGGGAATTGTAAAGTGTGTGTAGTAGAAACTGTACCAGTTAAAATTAATTGATTTTGTCTTGCTTCGTTGTTTGCTTGAGTTTGAGGACCATCGCCGTTTGTTAGCGTAGTTGAAGTCCCTGTTGTAATTGCTTTAGAATAAACACCAGCAATAGCGAACTCGAAAACTTGAGAGAAATTGTTATTCGTAATAGTACCCCAGGTACCCGAATTCTCTCCTGATGTTTGTAGCTCTATTCGTAAGCCAGTTGAATAAGTTGAACTCATTTAATCTCCTAATAAAGTTTTAGTTATTATTTTAAAGTTTGTCA